CGGCCGAAGAGAGGGAGCAGCAGTATCGGCTGCAAATCGATTCTCTGAATGCCCTGACGAAGAAGATGCTCGACGCGGCCGGAAACGACGAGGCTAAAAGGCAGAAAATCATCGAAGCCTCTGCCATCGCCGAAAAGGCATTGAAAAAGCAGTATTTCGAAGAGACTACGGAGGAGAGTTTCAATGCCATGGAGAAAGCCAACGCCGAGCTGGCCGAGTGGTTGCAAAGCGACGGCGGGAAAGCCGTGACCGACTCTTTCGGTATGATCATGTCGGGAATGTCGGCTATCTTCTCGCAAATATCCTCGATAGTCCAGTCGAATATGGAGATGGAGACCGCCGCCATCGAGAAACGCTACGACAAAGAGATTTCGCTGGCCGAAGGAAATACCTACAAAGTCAAGAAGCTCGAGCAGGATAAAGAGAATGAGATAGCCCGGGCAAAGAACGAAGCGAACCGCAAGATGTTCGCCATGCAGGTGATCCAAGCCGTGGCGCAGACTGCTCAGAACGCTTTGGCCGCTTATGGCTCGGCTGCGGCGATACCCATCGTCGGATATATCATGGCTCCTATTGCGGCGGCTATGGCCGTAGCTGCCGGCGCCGTGCAGATCGCGGCTATAAAGAAACAGCAGCAGGCCTCCGAAGCGCAGGGGTATGCCGCCGGCGGATTCACCCGCCCCGGCCCGGTGGACGAGCCGGCCGGTATCGTCCATGCCGGCGAGTGGGTCGCCAGTCAGAAACTGGTGACTTCGCCGGTAACGCGTCCTATCATCGATGCCCTCGAATATGCGCAGAGAACCAATACGATCGGCTCTATCCGTCGAGTGTCTGCTCTCCCCGCGCCGATTAGCTTACCAGCCCCTTCGCCTGATGGAGGAGGAAACTCCCCGGACACAGGCGTATTGCTCGCCACATATTTTGCGGTTCTCAAAAAATTGGGTGACCGCCTGGACGAGCCCTTCGTCACGGTCAACACGGTTACCGGCGACCGGGGCATCAAGAAGGCTCAGGACGAATACGATCGTTTGATCAGAAACAAAACCCCTAAATCACGCAGGAAATGAAAATATTCGTAGAGGGTAAAGAGGCTTTCTTGAAGAAAGGAACCTCCTTCGAGTTTATCGCTGAAAACAGGCTTTTCTCTGGTTCCGACGAGTACACCTTGTCTATCACCTTCCCCATAGTCGATTGTCCTCGGAATCGGGCGATATTCGGGCTTTTATATCGGAAAGATGTCGATATCGAAAAAGTGAACTTCGCCTGTGAACTACGGGATACCAATTTCTATAAAATGGGGGTTCTCGCTATTGTCGAGGTGTCGCAATCCGAAATCAAAGGGCAATTCCTCGATGGAATGAGCGCCCAAAACTTCATCGGTGATTTCGACGAAATATACATCAACGAACTCGACTTGGGCGATTATGAGTATGTGAATATGAGTAATACACCTCCAGAATGGCTTTGGAGGAGCATCGACCGCATGAAAAACTATATATCTTTGCCCTGGGTCAACAACTATTCGGGGAATATACAAAATGAGGTCGTATATGAAAATGGCACTTATAAATGGCATCCGGACACCAAGGGGGTATCGTTTCAGCCATATTTGCTATTCATCGCAAAACAAATTTGCGAGGTATTAGGTTATAGTTATGATTTCGGGGAATGGGAGAGGTCGACATATCGTCATCTCATTGTCTGCAATTCGCTCCCGTATGCCTGGGATATGCCCCAAATAGCAAAAGCCCTTCCTCACTGGACTGTGACAGAGTTTTTTGAACATTTGGAGAACTTTCTGTCGGCATTTATTGACGTTGACCATAGGGGCAAGACAGTGACATTCCATTTCATCGCTAATGACTCGGATTTCAATACCAGTATAACCCTTAACCATGTTGCCGACGATTTTACGGTAGATGTTAGCTCCGAGGGGGAATCTTCATACAGAGGAGTATCTACTTTGAGATATTCCGATTGCGACCATGAAATGTGGAAATTCTACTCGTGTAACTGGTTGGTGGAAAATCATGAGAAGATGATTGTCCGATATGAGACTCTGAATGATTTAATCGAGGCCAATGAAAACTTGAAGGAGACCGTTGTCGGGGTTGAGTATCCTGATTCAAATTTGGGAAAAATCTTATATGTCGAATCTTTGAATACCTATTTCGTATTTAGACCGGTAAAGATTATACCTCAGAGCTATTATGATCCAGTGTCTGAGACCTATTATGACCAGTATGTGAACATTCTTCAACCGATAAACCAGTTTGGAGAACGCATCGGTACAAATGAGGAAAGCGATAGCATAGAGATAGGGATTGTCCCCGCCTGGATAGATGACACAGAAACCAGTAAAGGGCAATGTCTGTTTTTAGAGCTCGACTTCAATGATGGAGAAACAGATGGCAATTCTGAGTATTTACCGATAAGTCTACTCGAATCTGGGGAGAGTGAAAAAAGTGGGGCATACTTCTCTCAACTTTTTGTCGCATTCTGGGACGGTACGAATTATTTCAAAGGGCTGCAGCCGCGTCCAATTATCGACAAAATATCTACGAATGAAGACTGGACTTATGTTGAGACTGGGTATAGCATGCGTCTAAATAGGGATCCTAGCGACCTTTCCTATTTCAACTCTCCGATCGACAGCTGCAAAAAATACAATTCCGCCTGTGAGGGCTTTGTTCTTTATTCAAGGTAAGCCGTATATCTGTGAAAAAATCACGGCCACATTCACGGAATATGGTATGTCGCAGCTCTTGAAGGGGACGTTCTATCGAACCGATTAAAGAGTCCCGTCGAGTTCGAGAATGGCTTTATCGGCATTGTCCCGGTGGCGGGTATATACATCGGTAACGGCCAGTGAGCTGTGTCTTGCCTGGTCTCTCACCGAGATGTTGCTCAGTTTTTTGTCCAGCATCTCGGTGATTCCAGTATCTTTTAGCGAGTAGAATGTGTAATCTTTGTCGAGTTTCAACTCTTTTTTCAGGCGGGTCCAGCGAATAGTTATGAGCCGTCGGTCTACTTGCACGTTGCCGGGCATGATGTTGTTTGAGAATAGGAAATAGTGAGGAGGGTAGTCGAATACCCCCAAGTCGAGCATGAACATCATTACCTTTTTCGGGATAGTTATAGTTTGTGTCGTTCTGTTTTTGCTGTCTTCGGACGGGATTGTCAAGGTACAATTCTTAACGTTGAAATATCGAAGCCTCAGCCGGGTCTGTTCGATGGGACGAATATAGCAGTAGTATAAGAGATAACACGATAAAAGAAAGTGTTTGTCGTTCGACATCAAATATTCGCTTATCTGTCGAATCACAGAGGGCGGAATAATTTTCCTTCTTTTCTGGAATAATTTTCGACTGAAAGGTTTTATGCCGGAGGCCGGATTCTCGTTCATAAGTCCTTTTTCTACGCAAAAGGAGCAAAAAGCTTTGAGAAAAGTGAGACAATTATTCCTATACTGAGGGGACAGTTTCAGTTCCAAATGTATGTAATCGAGGAAATCGTTGCAAAATCGTTTGTCCAGCTGGTAGAGGTAGATGATGGGTGAGGTTCTCTGTTGATTATAGGCAACCAACTTTTTAATCTTTGATTCGTGGCTGATGTATGTCTCTTTTCTGAAAATCCCATCGGAGTACATCTTCTTGTTATTCTCCACATATCGTTTGATGGCATCATCAAACGATATCGCAACCTCAAATTCTTTCTCGACCCAGGGATTCCACCCCCGGATAAGTTGTTGGTAAAGCCGGATAATCAGACCTGCAGCATACTCCCGCCTCTGTTTCTTTGTCGCCAATCGGTTTATCTTTATTCGCTTCCTTCTCATTTTCCCTCTAACTGGGTCGAAAGCGTAAAACTCAACATACCAGGCAGGGGCATTTTCACGAAGCCTTGGGTATGTAAAACTTATTATTTCGTCGATTGTGGATTTTTGTGGCAGATTGTCAATGTTAAAATCAATCCGCGCGGGAACCGTATTTTTAAGCATTTTTTTATTTAACGAATCTGGGGTGATTCGCTAAACACGAGGGGGCTTTTGATCCGTATTAGCCCTGTTTTAGGGAAGAAAAACCTCAAAAGCTTAATACATAATCTTTTGAGGTTTTATTCCTTGTTGTAGCGATTCCGGGAATCGAACCCGAGTCTCAACCGTGAGAGGGTTGCGTGCTAGGCCACTACACTAAACCGCCGTTCGCTTTTTGAAAAGCGATGCAAATATAACCGATTTGTTTTTATTGAACAAACTTTCGGTATGAAATTTTTTCAGTGTCTCGAATAAGATTGTTATTGTTTTGAATATGAATGACTAAATTATTTTTTCTAACTCCTTGATGTTTTTAGCTATTTCTTCTTCTGGTAAATTGTAGTTCAGAAGGTCTCCTGCTAAATATTGGTCATAGGCAGCCATATCGATGAGCCCGTGGCCGGATAGATTGAAGAGGATGCATTTTCCTTTTCCCTCTTCTTTTGCTCTTAATGCTTCTTGTATAGTGGCGGCTATTGCATGAGAAGATTCCGGGGCAGGGATAATTCCTTCGCATTGAGCGAATAATGTAGCTGCTTTGAATGTATCGAGTTGTTCTATGTCCACGGCTTCCAAGAGGCCATCTTTTTTCAGTTGGCTGACGATCGTTCCTGCTCCGTGGTAACGTAG